TTAATATATCATCTTTTGCTAGTTGATACAAGTGTGCAGCTCTGTGTGGTTTCCATACTCTATTTAGAGAGTTATAGGCTTTAGCATTTTTAGATATATAGATTGGTTTTTTTCTATACTGTAAAGCTGCTAACCAAGCACAATTTTGAAAACAACCAGCATGGTCTACCATATCAAACATAACTGGATTGTAATCTCTTAAATCGCCGTAAGCAACAATAATACTTTTCTCTGGTAATTTAAAGTTGACCATTGAATTATTAAGTTTCTTAATACCTGCAGTTGGGTCATTACCTTCTACACCAGAAAAAATAACAATTCTGAGTTTACCATCTCTCACATGTTGTAAGACTACTGGGTCCATAGCATTTAAAAAGCTATTGGGCTCATCCCAATTTGGGTCATCTTTTACCATTCCCATCCAAAAGTCTATCCAACCATAGAACCCAACTGGATATATACCAGGTTCTTCTACACCGTCTTCGTGTATACTTAGACCTTCTGGCATAAAATCACCAGTAGCTGCCCACCAACTATTTGGAAGTGAAAAATCTGAAGAAGGTTTGTAATTTTGCAGGTTTTGTTTTACCGCATTACTATCATAATAAAAAATCATTACTAAATACTATCGTTGTTTCGCGCCCCGTTTGTGTATGTTGAATGTTCGAAATATAAAAACTTAAATGATGATGTTGATGAAAGATACTCTACATCTTGTCTTGCTGCATCATATTGAGGACCATCAAGTGAAATAGGAAATGCATCAAAAAATCTCCATTCAGCCAGTGGCTTTAAATCAGCATCTGCTGCAAACAAAGAAATATTAGACATTGTGCTTAAGAATCCTGGCTCTCTAGAATCAGGCCTAGTTGTCACATTCTTTTTAGTGTATTCAGCAAATTGGTCATATGATTCTGGAGCAATCATACCTTTCATCCATTCTAATATCTGTCTATAACCTTTAAATTCTTTATCAATAAGAAACGTTACATCTAATTGTGCATAATCTAATGTATCACCAGGCACTGTCCTATTTGTATTATACGGATTTGATAGCGGTAATTCACCAGCACTTAATACTGGTGCATTTACCTGTTGTACTGTGTATACGATATCAGGTGCTCTATCAATAGTTAAAAAGAAATGCTGAGGTGCAGTAAAACTTAGCTCAGTTTGCCTGGCTAAGACATCTGAAAAATTTTTGCTAACCATTAGCTATCTACCTTGGCGCCAGCTCTCCACTGATAACAAGACCAATATCTGGCTTTCCATTTAGGTCCTGGGTTATCACAATTATGTCTTGCTCTAAAAGAAGCTCTTCTATCTGGGTCGTCTCTTTTGATTTCCATGTTTGGGTCACCGAATCTTACCATCACAACATTACCTTTTGGACCTTTTACATAAACCTTAAATTTAGATTTACCATCTTGAGTTCTCTGTGGGTCATTTAGTTTGACCTTTGTGCCTTGATACTCTGCTTCAGTAATGACATGGTCAAATACTTCATTACATTTCTCACAGCAAAATTCTTCAAAGTTTTTCATCATATACTATTTATATAAAAAAAGGGGAGCCGAAGCTCCCCTTTAAAATTCGTTATCGAACGTGGATTACACGTTGTCAACTCTGAATTTTCTGTAGTACATGTTCGAACCAGGAGCATGTAAACCTTGAGATTGGATAGTTCTCGCAGCAAATGGGTTTGATACCATTCCGTAACGAGTTTTGAATCCAATTTTAGGTTGGAATGTTTCCTGACTGACCGCACGAACCATTTGCAATGGAACGTATGGGCAATAGAACATACCAGCATCCATATTGTTAGTACCTTTATAACCAACAACAACATAGTCACCGTTAGTTGCATAAGGGTCAACATAGACTTTAGTACGTCCGTTTAGTACTCCAGCAAACGTACCACTTGTTACGTCTACATTTAGATTGTCTTGCAATCCAGATGTGTAATCAAGTAGTCCAGCCATAGTTAAGGCAGATGCAACGTTCGCAGAACAAAGGATAAAGTTTCCTTTTCCTCTTCTAGTTTCAAATGCAATTTTATTACATTCTTTTTCGATTTGCATCATTAGGCCTTTTTGTCTTTCAACAGACCATCTTCCTTGACCATCAGCGATTAAGTCAAAGATTCCGTTAGTTGTTAGACCTTGGGCACCATATTTAGCCTGAGATAGGATAGTGTGAACAACTTCTCTATTGATTTCCGCTAGGATTTCAGTAGAAAGAATGTTAGCTAATTCAGCCTCAGCGTCCAAACCGTGGACAGCTTTAAGGTCTTGAACTAGTTCCATAGTGTATTCACTTTTGAGAGCTCTTGTTTTAGCTTCAACAGCTGTTCTCTCAATTGTGAATGACATTTCACGGAAGTTATCCCCTTCTCCCTCTCTTGTTGACATACCGAAAGAAGTGTTTCCTTCAGCTTGTCCACTTGGCATATAGCCAGTGTTGAGGCTAGGGTTTGCAGTGACTGTGTCTACAAATGGGTCATTTACAGGTGTAATTGAACCAGTATCAGTCACAGGGTCAGAGTCAGCAGTGCTAACACCATCATTTTTCGCTCTAGAGACAGCAAATGGGTTTCCATCAGCGTCTGTGTTGCTTCCAGCAGAGTGCGTATTAGGCGAACCTGTATTAAACGCAGTACCTGAGAAGTTAGAGAACGGCTCATCATACATAGCTTCGATACCAAGACCATTACCGTCACCAGCAACACCTTCGTTAGTGTTGTTGTAACGAGCTCTTAGCGCGAAAATAAGACCAGTTGGAGCATTCATAGGTTGAACACCACAAAGGTCAAATGCCATCATTTGTGGAACCGCACGTCTAACTAGAGAGATAATGATAGGGTCATAACCAGCTCGACCAGTAGCGTTTACAGCACTATTAGTGTTTGCACCACTCATAGCACCACCGAAGCTAGCACCTGATAGAGAAGCTTCTTCTAAGTTCTGCTCCTCAGCCAATGCTTTCTCCGTATTTTCGAGAACTTGTGCAAGAACAGCTTTCTTATCACGCTCATCTACCTTTGGCAAATCTTCGTGTTCGATTACTGGAGCCCATTTCTCTGTAAGTACGTCGTATGACATGGTTTTTCTCCTAAAATTAAAAGTTAGTTAGATTTCTATTTTTCTTAAAAATCGTTAGGTTTTTCATTCTTATTTAAGTGCAGTTTTAGATAAGTATCTAACGTACTGCGATACAGGGTTAGCTGTATCTACTTCAGGTTGGCTTTCGCCTTCCTCACCTGTGAAAACCTCATCACCATAAGATGATAGAGCTTTTGCTGCAGTTTCTGGATTATCGAAGTATGACTCTTTGAGAGCCTCGAGCTTCTCTTTGTACTCTTCAGTACTACCAGCTTCTACACTTTCACCCAATTTTTCTAGGCGTATCTTTTGGGTTTCAGTTAAGCCTTCACTAACTTCAGTAGTAATGTCGGCTCTTTCGAAAGCTAGCACCTTCTCTTGCAGCTTTTCAACAAGTTCGTCTTTCTCACCGATTTGGTCTTTGTAGCTTTCAACAGCTTCGGTGAGTTCGTCAACAACACTGATTTCATCTTCAGGGATGTCGATATAATTCTTTTCAAATAAACCTTTAAGGTCTTTAATAAAGTTCTCAGCAATTTCTGTTCTAAGAGAATACTTAATTTCTAGAGCATTTTCTTTTAACCACTCTTCAGTAGCATAATCAGTGTACTGAGAGAACTTCTCTTCTAAATCTTTCATTCTGTCAGCATTTTCAGCTTCTAGTTTTTCTTCGATTTCAGCAACCTTAGCATTAACTTTTTCGTTAACAGCAGTTTCAAAGACGATAGCGGCTTTTTGTTTGAAGTCTTCATCAAGGTCAACATCTTCTTCCATGTCATCCTCTTCTTTTTCCATGTCCTTCATTTCTTCAGGGTCTTTAGCCATTTCATCTTTTTTGGACTTCATTTCTTTGACTTCATCTTCTTCTTCGTCCATGTCGTCTTTTTTCATTTCGTCCATGTCTTTTTTGGCCATTTCTTCTTTTTTCTTATCCATGTCCATTTCGTCCATGTCTTTTTTGGCCATTTCATCCATATCTTTTTTCATCTCCTTAGGCTCATCCTCTTCCTCGTCCATATCATCTTTTTTCATTTCTGATACGCCTTTTTTCGGATCGGAGTCGTCTTTCATAGGAGTTTCGATTGGGTCTTTACCTTGGTCATGAGGACCTTTGTCAGCCTCAGCTTGTTCAGCATCAACATCGCTTTTAGCCATATCTATTGTTGCTTTATCTTGAGGTGGTAAATTCTTATCGTTAGCGTTTTTCTCAATTTCAGTAGGTTGCTTTTCAGCTTTCACTTCACTAGCATCCTCATCCATATCTTTTTTCATTTCTTTAGGCTCATCTTCCTCTTCATCCATATCGTCTTTTTTCATTTCTTCTACGGATTCATTGGCACCGTCTTTACGGACTTTAGCTAAATCTTTAGCATCGATATCGCCATCGCCATCTTTATCTAATTTCTTCTGGTCACCTTTGAGCTCTTCTTTTTCCATATCTTTAGAAGACATTTCTTCGACTTCTTTAGTCTCTTTTTCATCTTCCATCTCATCCATGTCTTTTTTAGCCATCTCATCGACTTCTTTAGTCTCTTTCTTGTCTTTTTTATCTTTGATAGCTTTTTGTAGAGCAGGTGGTAATTTTTTCTGACCAGCAGTTAATTCTTCTTTGACGTCATCTTCTTCTTCATCCATGTCGTCTTTAGCCATTTCTTCAGGCTCTTCTTTAGTTTCCTTAACTTCGTCTTCTTCCTCTTCATCCATATCTTTTTTAGCCATTTCTTCGACTTCTTCTTTTTCGTCTTCAGTCTCATCCATGTCTTTTTTCATTTCAGATACTTTTTTCTTAGGGTCAGACTCGTCTTTCATTGGAGTTTCAATAGGGTCTTTACTTTGGTCATGTGCAGGTTTGTCAGCTTCTACTTCTGCACTTGCGTCTGATGCATTATTTTCTTTATCACCACCGACATCTTTCATTGGCTCAGCGCCTGTTTCATTTTTGTTAGGCTCAGCAGTTGGAGCAGCTGCTTGTTTATTAGCTATAGTTTCTTTTTCAGCGGCTGGTAATTCTTTATCGTTTACGTTCTTTTGAACAGTAGTATCTTGGCCCTCAGTCACTTCTTCCTCTTGAGGGTTTTTGATTTCGTCTTTTTTAGTCATATCAGCTTCTTTAGCTGCTTCTTTTTCTTGTAAGGATTTCTCCATCAAGTCTTCGATGACTGAAATAAGACCTTTTTTCTCTTCGTTATCTGACATTTTGCTATAGCTCCAAATATGTTAATTTATTTATTTTTTATTGATTCTCTAAGAACCTTTTAAACAATTTTAGTTTTGTATTATTTAATTCTTTACGACTCGCATCTAACAATTCTTTTCTAGCTTTTTCAAGGTTTACTCTTTGCCATACGCCAGATTCGTAAATCCATTCAGCCTGCTCATAAACACCTTCAACGAAAGCCTCTTGAGCTGATGGGTCAAATACCACATCTGCAGCTGTAGTTAATACAAAATCTTCTTGCACTTCATTATATCCCTGACGAGTCATTCTCAAAGAACCCAATCCCCTAGATGAAACACCGATTTTTACACCATCATCTAGTAGATTTTCAACAATTTTACCCATTGGAGTACTGAGGACTTGTGCTTTTCCTCTATAGTAATAGCCATCTCTCACTAAGTCTTTAGTCATGATGGCTGCTCTTTCAGGGTTAACAACCGGCTCTGCCGGGTGGTTGAGTTCTCCCAAAGCTCTTGATTGAGAGATATAATCTTTTCTATAAGCTTCTACAGCTTTGTCCATTACGTGTTGAGGGTAAACACGGCCATTTCTATTTTGTTTTTCTGCTTGTAAGAATGGTCCTTGGATATATTTTTTCTTCTGGTCCTTACCTTCTGTAAGTACCTCAAGGTCACTAAATGAAATATCTTCTTTAATTAATTTCATTATTGCCCTCTAAATACGATAATTGCATTAGGACTTGTGCCAGAAATGACTACATTACCTTTTGCTTGTGTGATTGGTACACCACCAGTCATATTAAAGTCCCAATTACCAGTTGCATAAGCTCTACCATCTACTGTGATAGCATTTGCACCCATGTTTTTAATGGATTCAATTTTAATTGGTCTCATATAGTGATTGATATTCTTTTCATCTGAATCAGATGCTGGTGATTGGTCTGGCCCATAAATGTTTTTTACTTGATAAGTGAATGTAAAATCATCAGAATCAAGTGTTTCAGCAGTATCAATCAAGTATACTACTCTATTGCCTTGAGATGAACCTTGAATCCCAACGGATTTACTAACAACTGTATTTGCCATATCTTATTTATTCCTTTATGTACCTGCGTAATTACGAGACCTTGTTTTTACTCTTTTCTTCGTAATTCTTGATTTTAGTGCAGCTAGTTTCTTTTTACCAGCTCCCATTGCTCTTTTAGCTCTTTTTAATTTGATACCTGTTCTTCTTAGTCTAGCTTTTTGTGTACCAGTCTGTGGAATGCATCTATTACCCTGTAATCTAGTACCTTTTGGACATCTTTTTCTTTTTGTAATTCTACCTTTAGCTCTTCTAAAAATAACTCTTGCCCTTCCTGGTTGTGCTTCATCAAATGTAGTCATCCCATGTTCTAACGGGTCATCTGCATTTTCAGGTAAATCTTGGTCTACCAAATCAAAGCTATCTGCAAACATTGCATCTTTAATTTTAAGATAATTATTTACACCATCATCATAGTGATCTGACATTCCATCAATTTCAAATTCTACATCCATCAATTCACCGAATTCGTCTGGTATAAAATCGTAATACATCTCTGGACATGAACAATCTTCATCGTCCTCTGGACAGTCACAAATGGTATCATTTAAATCTGTTTCTAGAGCTTCATCTAAAGTAATTTCATAATCAAATTCTACTGTTTCAGCAAATCTTTCAATAGCTACTTCATCATGAATTTCTTGTAAAGTATCTTCATCGATGATAGTGTCAGTATTTACATCAATACCTTCAGCGACCTGTGCTTTTACTTTAGCACGGTAGTCATCGAATTTACTACTTTTCCAATCTCTAAGATTCGTCATTTGTTTCTTCTGTCTCTGTTTTTTCTTCTGGCATAATAAAATCTTTTGCCATGGATGCTTTCATATCTGCTAATTTTTCAAAAGCTTTTTTGTCAAGCTTTTCTTTCGCACCAGACACGAAACCTTGTTCGTCATTTAACAGTTCCTTAAGTCCACTCATAATTTATTTATACTCCCTTAGCCTCTAATCATGTCCATCTCCAATTGGAGATTTTGTTTTAGTTCTTCCTCAAGCTCGTCTTTTTCGCCCTTGCCTTCGTCATATAGAGCTTGCCCATTTAACTGAACACCACCAGGTAATTCAGTATTCTCATACTTTTTCAAGTTTGAGCCCCACTGCATTTTAAGTAATGCTGTAGAATACTTTTTAATCCATATATCATTGTAAACATCTCCATATATCTCAGGGTCAGTTGCTTCATAACATTCAATTAAAAAGAACTCTCCCTTTTTCGGACGCTTCCAATCAACGTCTAGATATAATCTATTTTTAGCTTTACTAAATCTTAAAGCTGGTGATGTGTTAAGTAGGAAATCTATATGTTCAACATACATCTTTTGTATGTAATAACCAGTAATACCTGAACCTGCAGCATTACCATAGAATGCATCAAAGTTATTTAAGAAGTATTGGTATTCATAATTGTACATACCTGACTGAGCAAAGCTATCTACTTTTGCTACTCTTGTAATTTGCAATATATTTTCAGGTACTCTAATACCAACTTGGCCACCTTCCACTAGTGCATATGAATCTCTTAAATATAACTGTTCTTTTTGATAGTTCTTTCTAAATACTTTATTATCTGAATCTAGTGGTAAATCACTATCAATTTTGACGTAGATATTAAAGCCACTATCTGAATCAGTACCAGCACTAGGATTGTGAAATACACGGGCTCCTTTTTTAAACTCTGAATCATGACTAAAAGTTGGAGCTGTAATATCTTGATGACGTCTTTGATTTTCTGCAATAAGTTTAGCATTTACTTCTAACACCCTGTATGTTCTTTCGTTACCATCATAATGATACTCTTGGTACATCTTCACGGCATCATCTATGCAATCTTCTAACTGCACATCAGAGACTTCTACGTTTACCACTGGTGCACCGCACCTACGTAGCATGTAGTCAGCTAATCCTTGTTTACTCTTTGGTAGTGCCATCTATTTTTTCCCGTGATTCGTACATATCCATTTGGTCATCTTCAGTATTTATTTGACCTTTATCGATTTCTTTCATAATTTCACGGTCAATCCTAGCAATATCGTCTTCAGACTGTGCTAAGATGATTTTACGCACATATTCGATTGAGAAGTATTTACCTACATATTCAGTAGCATCTCTTAATAGATTCATTCTGTCAGTAAGTAATTCTACATCTTTGAGTTCTTTAAAGTGTGTATCTTCTACAAAGTCAAATGTAATATGAGTTCTCATTTCATCAAACTCTTCAGCAGTACAGATACCTTTTAATGAACATTGTACTCTTAAAATTTCGTTAAATAATTCACCAAATTGTTTTTTCAGTCTAGCAACAAACTTACCAAACTTAAGTTCATCTCTTGAAATATCAGATGCTCTACCAATTTGGAATGCTGTATCAGCACCATTTATTCTAGACAAAGGTACGTTTAGAGCTTCATATAATTTGTTCTTAAAATATATGATATCGTCGAGGTCACCAAGATTCTGGCCACCAGGTAAAGTGGTAATCTCTGTTGCTCGTCCGTCTCTTCTTGGTAGCCAGAAATCTTCTAAAACACTCATAAACTTACGGCTATCTCTGATAGCACCTGTTGCTGGGTCGTAGTCTATTTTGTTTCTAAATCTATTTTGCATATCTCTAAGATACTGCTCAGCTTTAATCTTTGGTAGATTACCAACATCAATATAGAATATTCTTCTTTCTGGAGCTCTTGCTATTCTATAAACAATCAATGAGTCTTCCATAGACCTTAGGTTATTAAATGCTTTTACAGCTTTATCTAAATAACCAATAATCATACCTTTGTTTTTATCTACCATACCAGATGGACAGAATACTACAGAGTCTTTAGATAATTTAACTGCTGCACCCATGTCTCCATCAGGCA